CTCACGGCACGATCCCAGTGCGCTCGAAGCTCGGCGCGTAGGCGGACCGGAAGCTGTCGCCGTAGTCGAGAGTGCGCACGCTCGCGGCGACCGGCGAGGTGGCGGCGGCAACCTCCTCGCTGGCCTGCGTGATGATGGCTCCATCGTCGGCGAGCAGCACCGCCCGTCCGGCGCCCACTGCATCTAGCCAGCGCACCGCGGACGCGTGGCGCTCGCCTACGGTCTCGGGGATGTTGTGGCGGTACAGGCGCCAGCGCGCGAGGTCGCAGCAGGCGGCCACGATGAGCGCAGGGACCACGCCCAGGGGCGTAGCGTAGCGTGCGCCGATGCGCGAATCGACCTCGCGCGACGCGGCCTCCAAGGCGGCGGCGGCCACGGTCTCGTCAATCACGCCGAACTGGCCGGTCTCGCGCTGCGTGATCTGGGCGACTTCCTGAACGCCGAACGCGGCGCTCAGGTCGTCGATGGTTGCGTAAGGCATCCGGTCCTCCATGTGCAGACGCCCGCGCAGTGGCGGGCGTCGTGCGAGTCATGCGCCCAGCAGGCGCGGGCGATCAGTTCGAGGTGGTCAGCTTCACCAGCACGCCAGGCCGCTTGCACATCGGCAACGGATTCATCTGCGTGTGGATGTCGTAACCGCGATCGAACTTCGAGGGGTCGACCTTGGCGTAGTAGAGCTGGCCGAGGCTGTTGATCGACTCGTTGAAATCGGCCGGACCCACGAAGGTGGAGAAGGTGTTCATCGTGCCGACCGGGAAGGCATGGCCCTCGCCCGAGGCGATGAAGCGCACCGCGGAGCCGGCCGAGCCGGTGGCCGTGGCGCGGTACTCGCGGAACGTGATGCCGCCGAACGTGAAGCCCTTGCGCACGTCGCCGCCCATGCGCTGCGCGGCCTCCTGGTAGTTCTGGTAGGCGGCAGTGACCTTCGCGTGCTTGATCAGCTTGTCGAAGAATTCCGCGCTCACCAGCGCCTCCACGCCACCCGAGACCTCGCCCTTCAGGTTGTCTTCGATGTGGCGGACCACCTCATAGCACTTGTCGCGGATCTCGGTGCCGGCGGTGCCGAGCACGAAGTCCACCGACTTCTGGCTGATGCCGAACTCGGTGTAGAGGTTGGCGATCACGGTCGAGCCGTCGGCGTCAAGGATGATGCCCTTGAGCGCGCCCATGCGCAGGTGCTCGAGCGTGATGTCGTGCTTGCCGCGCGCGGTGGTGAGCTTCTGCGTGAGCAGCTGCGCCATGTTCATCAGCTCGTTGCCACCGAGGCCGCGCACGTTCTGGATTTCCAGCGGGTTGGCGTGCTCGTTGTGCTCGACCTTCGGGATCGTGAACGTGCGCACCACGCGCTTGCCGGTCTGGCCGACCGAACCGGGGCCGCCGGACAGGTTGGTGGGCAGCAGCGACAGCGAACCATTGACCTCCTCGATGGCGATCGAGTTGGTCGGCACACCGGAGAGCGGCATCAGGTTCATCTGCCCCAGCAAGCCGTAGCTGTTGGGGATCAGGTTGACCGATGCAGCGATCTCGGTCTGCGAGAAGACGGAAAACGGGGTGATCATGATCGAGTCCTCTCGGTCAGACGGTGGTGCGGGCGACGATGCCCAGCGTGGCGAGCTTGGCCAGCGCCGCGGTCTTGTTCGGCGCGGAGATCCCGCTCTTGAAGGTCAGCTTCTCCACCGCGACGACCGCCGGGCCGCGCAGCAGGACCACCGCCTTGGCGTCCGCGGCACTAGCGTTGCAGTCGAACAGAAGCACACCGGCCGCGACCTCCGCGCCGGCGGTGCCGCCGGTGGCAGCGTTGTCGTGGATCATGTACTTGCCGCCCGTGGTGATCTGCCCCAGAACGGTGCCAGCGACGAGGTTCTGGCCGCTGACGATGGTGACTTCCTCGCGGTTGAATTCCGGCGCGAACTCGCGCTTGAGGACGTCGCCGATGCGAGTCGGTTCGGTGAAAGTGGTCATGCTGCGTGCTCCAGGTTGATCAGTTCAGGCCGTGGGCGGACTTGACCGCCGACAGCAACACGGAGCCGCCACCGGCCGGCGCCGGGGCGCCGCCTGCCGCCTGCTGGCGCAGGTGTTCCGGCAGCGCAGGGCGGGCCTTGAGCTGCGCCGAAATGGCGGTGAAGGTCGCCGCGGGCAGTTCCATGTAGGGCGCTGCAGCTTCTTCGGTGAACGACTGGCCGATCTCGGCGAACAGCGACTTGATCTCGGTCGAACGAGCGTCGCGGCGCGCCTGGTCGGCGGCAGCGGTCAGCTCGACGATCTTCGCGTCGCGGGCGTCAAGGTCGGTCTTGGCGCGGTCGCGGGCTGCGGTGAGCTCGGCGACCTGCGCGGTCAGTGCGGCGACCTGCGCCTGCAGTTGTTCGATGGTCATGGATGGATCTCCGGGGTGGTTGGTGGCGCCACGCGCCGAGAAGAAGGCGGCGTTGGTCTCTGCGTCCGAGCCGAGCGCCACCACGGATACTTCGCGCACCGTGCCGCCGCGCAGGACCGTGATCGGGCCCTTGAACTCGCGGCCATTGACGGTGACGCTGTTGCCAGGCGAGACGTCCTCGAAGTTCATCCCGAAGACGCCGACCGAGAGCTGCCAGCGATGGCCGCGCTTGGCCTTGGCGGCGATCGAGCGCGCGGTGTCGTCGATGTCGGAGTACAGGTCTCCGGAGATGCTCAGCTCGGCGCCGCTGTTGGCCCCGGTGTTGAGCATGCCGATCACCTCGTCCCGGTCGTGCCCGGAAAGCAATGGCGCAGGCAGCGCAACCTTGGTCGACGCGAGGTCGATGACCGCCATTCCGCTCATCACCGCGCCGCCCGAGTAGGCGACGCCGCTGATGCGAGAGGGCAGCGCGTCGCCAGCGGCAGCGTCGAACGCGGCATCGCAGGTCAGAACGAAAGGCTTGGCGTGCATGCCCGCGATGGTCTGCGCGCAGCGGACAGGCGCATAGAGTGACAGCGTCTAACGCGCGATGTCCGCCGGCACGGCGGCGGCGAGCCGCGGATGCGACTTCTGTAGGGCCCGCTGCACCGACTGGCGCACGCCCTCGCCGATGCCGGCGGCCTTGTCATAGGCCCAGCCGTCGTCTGGCTGCACGTTGGGCGCGGGCAGCCCCTGGTAGCCGCGGTCGCGCGCCTGCTGCTCGGTGAGGGACGTGAGTGTGCACCGGCAGTTGTGCGCGATAATCCCTCCTGCGAACATCGCACCGGTCCGCGTCTCGAAATCGTAGACCGGCCCCTCATACCAGAAGGCCCGCACCGAATGGACAAGCGCAACCTGCCCCGCTGGAACCCGCCCGACCCCTCCGCCGTTCTCGCCGCGTTCGACGCCGGAGAATCCGTCAAGGCGCTCGCCGCGCGTATCGGAGCGAGCCGCCCAACGCTGACCCGCTGGCTCGGGATCCACGGCCGTCATCGCTCCAGATCGGAGGCCGAGCGACTCAAGTGGGCAGAAATCAAGCGCGACCCGGCCGCCGTCAAGCGTCAGCTCGGCGCCGCATGGCGCGTCGCGCGCGCCTCGGATGATGAGATCGAGCGCATCGTTCTGGCCAGATACAGCGCAGAACTGTGCATCAGCAAGCGCCGCCTTGCTGAGGAGCTTAGGTGCTCGACCAGCAACATCGATCGTCTGCTGCGAAAGCACGGCATTCGCCGCGACCGCACCTACCTCCGAGCGGCTATCGGGAAGGAGCGAAGCCGGCGCGGGAACTCGATCAGCCCCTGGGAATTGCCGCTGCTTGACGCGCTGCGCTCCAGCGGCCTGGTAGCCGTGCATCAGTACGCCATCGGCACCAGCAACGTCGACATCGCCCTGCCGGAGGCTCGCATCGCCGTGGAAGTCGAACGCAGACATTGGAACGCAGCCAAGAGCCTGCGCCGCGAGCGCGTCGAACAAATCCTCGGCGCGGGCTGGCGGATTGTCGTTGTCTACCACCCCAGGAACCGCAAGCCACTCGCCGCTACTCGGATCGCAGAGCACCTCGCCGCCCTCGCGCAGCGTCTTGATCTCGACCCATCCGTGCGGGGCCAATACCGGGTGATTCGCGGTAGCGGAGAGCCGGTGCCCGTCGGCCGTTACGACCTCCACGGCTTCGCCGCGATAGTGTGACCGCAGGCCGACCCTGGCGTCGGCACGAATCGGCGTTCCAGGTAGGAAGCACCGGTAGCCGAGCGGGGGTCTGTGTGTCGACCAGATCGCGTCATCGGCCGGCGCGATGTGGTTGTCCATCGCGCGGTGCGTCGGGCGCGTGCGGCTGTCGTTGATCGCGTCGTACATGAGGTAGGGCCGCTGGGCCTGCACCTCGTGCTGGCGCTCATAGACCCCGCGCATGTAGGCGCCCTGCATGTTGGTGCGGAAGATGTTGTCGAGCCGGTGGCGCGGCAGCGTGAGCGCGATCTCGTCGGCCTCGACGCGCCGGCGCCAGGTGGAGAAGGTCTCGCCGGAGGCGGCCGCCTCGGTGAGCGAGTCCAGTACCGCCTGCAGCTGATCGAGTGCGGCGACACCGGCCACCGAGAACGAGAGCTGCCGGTACTCGCCCGGCAGCGCGCTGTAGATATCCGGAGGCACGATGCCGCGCTCGCGCATCCAGCGGATCGCCTCGCGCGGTGGCAGGCGGATGAGCTCCTGCGGGGTCATCGCCGGCCCACCACCCGCACCCGGAACGACCGCGCGTAGGTGCGCCCGGAGCTCGTCTCGATCACGTTGTCCACGTCGTAGATCTGTCCGGCCGTGCCGCCGCTCAGCCACTGCGTTACGATCGAGCCGCTCGCCCCGGCTATGCCTTCGGTCAGTCCAGCGCCTACCGTCCATGCGCTCGCTTCGATAGTCTCGCCGTCGGCGAGCAAGTCGGCGTAGTCGATGCCGTAGTCGAGCGACTCGCTTGCGCCCTTCTCGATGACGGACAGCCCGTTGACGATGGTGTAGGTCGTGGCGCTCATCGTGCCCTCAGGATTCGGTTCTCGGCGCGCGTGCGCACGATGCGATAGGACGGAGGTGGAGCGAGCAGGGCAATTCCACCCAGCGCCCCACTAGCCTGCGCCCCCACCACCGCATCCGCCCGCATCACGATCTGCGTAGTGAGGTCGGCACCGGCCACGGCCGCCGCCACCGCATCGGCCGACAGCTCCAGCGCAACCACCAGGTCGCCGGAGACCGCGACGACAGCCACGGCGGCACCGGCGAGACTCACGGTCGTGTGTACGGCGCCCGCGGCGATCACCGACACCTGCGCGCCGCCGAGCAGCGGGATCGCCGTCGTGAGCGCGCCGGCAGCCGTGGCGCCGGCAGTCGCATCACCTGCGAGCCCGTTCGGAGCGGTCGTCAGCGCCGCGGAGGCCAGCACGGAGGCCACGGCCGCACCCTGCAGCACGATCAGCGTCGTGATGTCGCCGGTCGCTCCGGCAGCGGCCAGTGCCGCCCCGTCCAGCCGAATCTGCGCGGTCAGCTCCCCCGAGGCCAGCGTGGCCGTGACGGCCGCGCCCTGCAGAGAGATCGCGCCAGACAGCTCGCCGACCGCCTGCCCGCCGGCCACGGCAGCGGCTGCGAGCCGGATCTGGGTCGTGAGCGTGCCGGCGGCCAGCGTGGCCGATGCCGCAGAGCCTGCGAGATTGATCGCGGTCGACAGGCTGCCGGTAGCCGAGGCCGAGACCAGGGCGGCGGCGGCGATGCGAATCTCGGTCGAGAGGGTGCCGGCGGCGCTGCCTGAGCCCGTCGCGCCGCCCTCGAGGGCGG